CCCAACTCTGGTTGACACCAGAAGCAGCACCACCTGCGTGGAAAATGGCGTCCTTAAGGAACACCGACCACATCAGTGGGTGAAGAATGAAGTCTGTTGGAACATGATTTTCAGCCATTAACACAGCAGCCATGTCAATGATATCATCCCAGGTGACGGTACCATTGGCTGCGCCATTGATATCGAGACCTGTTGTGTCATCATAGCCTGCGTCATCGTTGTCGAAGACGATTGTAGCTGCATCCTTGAAACGGCTAAGAGCGATTTGCTCTTTTAGGCGAGCCATGGCACGACCTGCGGCGCGGACATGTAGACCAACAATATCCCAAAGTGAGTCAGCTACGACTTCTTCGGTGAAAGCAAGCTTTACACCTTTCTTTGAGACCTTGCCCTCTACCTGCTTTGCGAAGGCGAGTGCCTGCTCTGGGTACTCTTGACCCTCAGGGATTTCGGCAGCTTGGATAGCATTGACTGCTGGGAACTCCAATGAACGCCCCTTGCCAAGGCGAACCGTGGAAAGTAGTGGAGTCACAAGTAGCTGTGGCTCTGCTGCTTCCCTCAGCGTGCGAGAAAGAACCTTAGGGAACAATGCAGCTGCATCTGGTGATGCAAATGCTTCCTTAATAGTTACTCGATTCTCTTCATCGATGTGTCCGTCCTCAGTCAGTGCTGTCTCCCAAGCTGGGAGACCCGAGAGGAGCTCTTGGATTGTCTTACTCATCTTAGGATTTTCCTCCTGTGTATATTTTTCAGAGTGTTAAGTTGACACGGAATGCGCCAACAACGTTGTGTACATCCAGGTTAGCTCTAATACCGAGCTTACCACTGTAGGTGCCGCTACGAGTTAACTCATATACGGTCTTCAATGCACCTGGATCGGATGGAAGTTGCATGTAGCTGAGGAGGCCATCATCAAAGTTTGTAGCAAACTTCTCAACCTCGATAACTTTACCAACTTGAAGGTATGGAGCGGCAGCAATCTCACTCTTTGAAGCGAGAACTGGACGACCCATATGGTCAGCACGGATAACACTACCGACTGTTACGTCAGCGTTAACCAGGTCAACCATTGGATACTCCACATACCCGTGAGTGATAAAGCCAGCTCCTTGCGAAGTGCCCTTATCAAAAGGTCTGTAGAGATCGTATTGTGCACAGCCGATAGGAATCGACTGGGCGGCAACAGTCACCTGATCTGTTGAACCGGTGCTGGAGCTTGGAGTGGCGCCATCTAGTGGATTCCATCCACTCATTGTGTCGCCCCAAGTAGTGCCATTGGTGGTACCGTTAGCGGGGACAACTCTTGCATCACCATTTGAGTCGGCAACGACTGAAAGAATTGTACCCTTAGTGATTACGATCTCAAAGCGATCATCTTCACTGTCATAGTACCAAGTGGGAAGACCCTGGTCAGGGAGTAGGTAGGCGCTGGGGGCTACACCCTCAGAAACTACGAAACGACCTGCACCGGTCTTGCTATGTACCTTACGGAATTTTGCTAAACTCATTTTATTTTCTCCTTAGTTTTCAGAGTTTACGTCTGCCCATTAGAGTATCGACCAAAACTTGCTCGAAAGAATCTTCAGGATCAGCGGATTCCTGCTCCTCCACATCCAGTGTAGTAACATTAACCTCTTCATTCACCTGAGCTGTATCAACATCAAATTCAATAGTATCAACAGTTTTCTTTCCTTTAGCTGCTGGCATTGTAGCCATATCTCTAAGACTATCTGCAAGAGATGACGCTGTTCTTGAGGCATGCTCGTTAATAAGCGCTTCTCTTTGCTCTGCTTCAGCTAAACCAAGAGCAACCTTGGTATCCACAACTCTTTCAACAAGAGTCATGTGCAATGCTGCTTTGAGCTTGGAGTTCTCAGCCTTAAGGCTTTGAATCTCTTCTTCAAGAAGGGCTGTTGCGCCTGACTGATCCTCATCGGTTTGCTCATCAGCACTTTCTTCTGCGGTGAGACTCTCCTCTTCGGTCACTTCTTGAACCTCATCAGCCTCTTCGGCTAATGACTCTTCTGGCTCTCCAGCATTTTCGGAATCTACATCTTGTACATCCGCCTCTTCTGGATTGTCAGTAGAGATTTCTTCTGCAGCTGCTGCTTCCTCTTCGCCCTCTTTGGGATCCGAATCTGCTGCATCGGCTGCTTCTTCGTCAGAAGCTTCAGCCACTTCAGTATCCACTTCTTCTGAAGCTTCCTCTGATACAGCCTCTTCTTCTGGAGCACCTTCTGCCTCTTCAGCTGATTGCGAAGAAGCTATATTTGACAAATCCTCACTTAAGCCTGTTGCTACCGCTAGAATATCGTCATCTTTGGTAATATCGTCCATTGTTGAATTCTCCTCAGACTTTTCTATTTCAAGATCTTCATTAGATAGTAATGTTTCGCTATTTGTAACATCACTTTCACTTTCATGAATGGCTACAGCGGACAAAAATGCCCCCTTAGTACGAAGATAAGTTGTCTTGCTGTCTTTCTTTTTCATGGATTTTAATATTGATTCATTTTCCTCTACAGAAATAATGTCCTCATTATCCATGTGGAGTACAAAAGCTGAGCTTTTTGCAACCCAAGAGTCTGTAGCCGCTACCTCGGCATTTCCGTCCTGGAACTTAGTTGATCTAACTCCAGACTTTTGATCTGCTGGCTGATTAACAAAAGAATATTCTTTAAAAGAAATATCTTGCATATCTATATATGCCAGCTTCCCTTTGTAGACCTTACCTCTACGATATTTGGCCATCTTAGGCCTTCCAGATTCTGTTTCTTGCGCAAGATCTTCACCGCTTATGCTGCAGACTGCTTTAGACGCTCTACCGCCAACAGATCCTGTCAAATATCTTTTGTCCATAACCTTTTGAGCTGCAACTGGGTCAGTTATAGCAACCTGAAGTCTCACGAAAGATGAACCATCTGATTCCTTATCCATTCTGGCAGCTATAACCCTGCCAATAGGCTCAGTAGAAAGATCGTGATTAAGTATTATTGGCTTAGGATATGGCTCAACCCAGGATTCTAGAGCTTTCTCAAGCTCTTCTGCTGAATAATTGTTGTAATTAGCGGTCAATCCTTCGTGGATCGCTGCCACCTCTATTATAAGGCCTTGCTTAGAATTAAAGCTTTCCGAAAAATCTGTTTCTAATTTAGAAAAGTCTGGAAGTTCTACGGTAAAGTTTTCTACAAAATCGAATGGCATCTAATATCTTCCTTTATTAACCTAAGTCAGTTAGTATAGTAAATTGGTTTTAATAACATTGAACAAATTTATATGAATTTATACTAATTGATACATTTCTTTCCTAGTATCACCGTTTTTTAAAAAATCCTCATACATTAGCGGTGACATTATATGGGGAGCGTATATATAAGAGGCACAAAAGAGTTTGTACCCATTGCTTCTTGCATTCAATGACCAACCTAGATCTTCCCCTTGAAGATGTATGTCATAGTTTATATTTTGATATACGCTTTTAGACATCATCTTTGCGGCCATTATTACATCTACCTCAAAAAATGAGCCTATAGGATAATCACTTTCTCTTGTTGCCTTCTCTGGATTATCATCTCTCCATGTCATAACACTCGGAAATTGTGTTCCAACAGGAGTCATAAACATAAGTGGATTCACTGCATCTGCGCCGTCTTTGATGTGTCCCATCAAAAGCTCTAAAGTATTAGGGTTTTGTATAAGGATATCTGAATCTAAACTAAAATAAAAATCTGGATTCAATTCCCTAGCTGACTCAAGTAGAGAATTTCTCAAACTAACCATGTTTGCATACTTTGACAATGTCCACTGCCTGCCATTGTCTTTATGCTCAAAGTGAGGAAGATCTTCTCTAATCTTTACGTCAAAATATGCGAACGGTACCTGAGATTTATAGAGTTCTATTTTCCTTAGAGTGGCTGCGTCATTAGATGATGCTTCAAATATAATTCCTATATCTTTAATGTTAATTGATTGCCTGATTACGCAGGCCATCCAATGATCAAAAATCCAATCCCTTTTATATATAGGGCATCCTA